GGCGGCGTGACGAACCCACCCGGCGGGAGCACCACGAACTGCTTCAGCGTCTTGCCGTACTGCATCCGGTTCTGCGGATTCACGGGATACACACCCGCGATCTGGATCACATCACCGACAGAGACCACAGCAGTCGAGAACTTGCCACCGGCAAGGTTCAACGTACCGCTCGAGGCCCAGCCGGTGGTGAGCAGAGCCGTCTGCCCAGGCGCGGCGGTGGTCTTTAATGACCAGCCGGTCGCGGCAACCTGCACCTGACCGGTACCGGTCGCGAATGACGGGATGTTCTGATCCTCCCACCAATCGAGGCCCGCGAACTGACGCGCGATGAGACCCTTCTCGATCCACTCGCCGAGCTGCGCCTGGGGATTGAACAACCCCTTGATCGAATCGGTCGCCGCAGACATCGTGATCGGATCGAGCACGCAGTTCTTCTCGCCCTCGGTCGGGCAGGCCTCAGCGGACAGATACGCACGCGCATCCGAGAAGATCTTGTAGCTCGCCGGCTGTACGCCGAACTGGCCCAGGGTCGTCGCGGTGTTGAGGAACGCAAACTGCGCCGTATCGCTGTCGATGCGATTCGCGATACTCGCGACCTGAGGACGAAGCACGCGCTTCTTGAACATGTCCATCGACAGCGCCAGATCCTGCGTCGTGAACTGCACGTCCACGTGGAACTGATAGTTCAGCGCGATCTGGATGTAGGTCTCGAGCGTGTCCTCGACATTGAGCGGAGGACCGTAGCTACCGATGTAGCGCGGCGGGCGACGAATCGAACACGTGTTGCCGATTTTCGCACCGGTCTGAGCGAACTCGTTTGAGTATTGACGCTCGACACGATTAGCGATGACCAGTTCGTTTTCCAACACCACGAGAGCCTCGTTGGTGATGTACGACATGGTCAGTAGCTGGTTAGCCATTGACATTTACTCCTGATTTTTTAGGGTGTCAGGAGCACCCGCCTCACGTCAGTGTCGGCTTCTCGCCGCGCGCTGTCGCTCGAACCTACGCAATTCCTGGAACGACATCTTGGACGGGTCCACGTTGACCGTGCCCGCACTCGAGGTCTCCAACGGCGTAATAGGCGGTGGTGCTCCACTTGACCTCGAGGACGGCACGACCGGCGGCGCTGATGCGCCATTGCCGGCAGGCTTCTCGAAGGTCTTGGCGAGTGCGCCGATCTCGGCCACGGCCGCAGTCGCACTCATCGAGTTGATCTGGCGCAGGAATTCAGGGTTTTTCGCGAGGTGGTAGGCGATCTGGCCGGGAACCTTGCTGTCGAAGAACACGTAGTCGAGGACCGCACGATGGGTGTGGATATCGGCGCTTGGGACCACCTGATCGAAGTCAGGATGGAGCTTTTTCGCCTCCGCGACGCGCGCTTCATAGGCAATCTTGGCCTGTGTCGCTGCTCTCTCGTTCGCTTCCTTCTGCTGTTCCTGCTGGAACTTGCTCACCGCTTGTTTTGCGGAGTGATCCGCAGTGTCACGGGTGTAGGTGACCCAGTCGAACTCGCCCTGTGCGTTCCGGTACTTCGGATCGTTCTGATCAGGCGCTTTTTCCTCAGCGATTGCCGGTGCTGCTACTGCTGCCGGCTGGGGCTGTCCCGATTCGATCTCGCGTAGCCGCTTTTCGGCCATGATCGCGCGGTTGTACTGCTGCTCGGCGAGGCGCTCCAGTTCAGCGTTCTCCTCCTTCGCCGTCATCATCTCGAAATGCTTCTTGCCGACGACCTTCTTGATGCGCTCGGGCATCGGAAGGTCCGCGTATTTCTTCCAGTCGTCATCCTGCTCGATGTCGCGATCTGGCGGCTCCTGAGGAGTCGCTGGCGCAGTTGCATCGAGAGGCGGCGGCAACGGTGGCGGGGTATCGCCTACCGGCTGTGCGGCCTGCTTATGAGGATTTGACTGCGCGCCCTTGGGACCCTTGCGCGCGATGTTGCTCGTGGGGTCTCCCGTTTGCACGAAGTCCGACAATCCCTCGCTCGTGATCACTTTCGGCATGGTCAGAATCCTCGGGTGTTAGCCGTTTGCTCGCGGTACCTCCGCGCAGGGTCAATGTCTCGCGCTTCGGCTGATTCAGCCGATCAAGGTGGGCGCTCCACCAGCTTGCGTACGCAATGCGGCCCTTCTCACTCGCCATGAACGGCGTTATCCGCATCGGCGAGCATTTCCTTCGCCGCCAGCCGATTGTGCGTCTGCTCGAGATGCGTGTTCAGCATCTGTCCAGCCGCGCCGATCTCGGCCACCGCAATGCTCGTATGCGCGCGGGTGTGGGTATCCACGAGCGAGGTATGGGCTTTCGTGAGCTGATCCTCGCGCTCGACCTGCGTCCACTTGTCGGTGTCCTGCACCTTGGTCTGAGCCTGGATATGCGCCCGCTCGGTAGCGCCCTGCTCGCGCAGGTGAGCGACATCGAGCCTGGCCTTCTTCTCCATCGTCAGTTCCTGGATGACCTTCTGGGCCTGCTGCAGGTTCTGGTAGAGCGAGGTCACGACGCCGCGCGCGTCCTTCGGGAGCGATTCCATCTTCGCCTTCATGCCCTGCTCGCTCATCGGCATCATGCGATCCGCGAGGTCATCGGCACCGGGGAAGTCGAGGTTCCTGAGAATGAGGTCCGCGCCCACCTTCGCCGCCATCTCACCGAGGGGCGTTTTCATGAGATCAATCATCGATTCAGCCGCCTCGAGGCGCTTCGTCTCGTAGCCAGGACCCGTGTCCATGACCACGTCGTAGCGCCCGACCGTCATGTCGTTCTTGACCTTGAGGATCGCGGGGTCCACCTGCGGCTGCTGGGGCTGCTGAGGCTGACCCGGCTGTCCCGGTTGACCTTGGGGCTGACCCTGCTGCGGCTGCTGCTGGTTGATCGTCACCATGCTCGGCACGCCGTCCTCACCGATGATTCGCTGCAGTCGCTCGGTCGAGTAGTAGTGCGGGATCAGCGACAGGAGGATGGTCCCTGTGTGGCTGATCGACCGCGTTTGGTTATCGTAGAACTGGAAGTGCCCGATGTCGGACATCGCAGCGCGCTCGCGTAGCGCCTTGCCTGAGATCACCGCACCCGGCTGATCGGCCGCGCGGTCATGCGGCATCCCGGCGGTTGCCATCAGGTCCTGCATCGCGCCTTGAGCGGCCTGCACAAACCCAGCCGGCACCTGCGGGCCTGCGATCTGCGTCGGCGGCGGTAGCGGCGTGAGCGAGCCATCAGGCTGCTCAATCGTGGTCGGCTTCCAGGTCAGGAACGAGTGCGGCGCGGTGTTCGCGGTGCTCCACTCGGGATGCCCATCAGCCTGACCCTCGGCGAGCAGCCACGGAGACTTCGTCGCAAGCGCAATCTGCTCGGTCTCGCAGGTGCGCCAGTAGTTGTACATGCGCGCGGGGTCCATGAGATCCGGCGTCATGCCCTTTCGGATCACGCGGCCATCGATCTCGAGGACATTCCCCTCGCAGCGGATCACTGGGATGTACTTGTCCGGCAGCGGGTCCTTGTCCACCGTGCGCCGATCCACGATCTCCGAGCCATTGATCCGATACCACTCGACCCGCTGGCGGTAGCTCGGACGCGAATGCACGCTCTCGATCTTCTGCTGATCGAGCTGCTCCTTGAACTTGCGTAGGTCGCTGCCATAGAGCGTCATGCCGTTCGACATGCGGTGCAGGCGATCCGGCACCTTCTTGATCCGGTAGTACTCCGCGAGCCGCACCTCGGTGCTGGTCTCCCACTCCGCGAGATCATCCCCAGGCGCACCCGAGGAGAATGCAACGAGTTCCACGTCGGGATACTTGCGCCTGAACTCCTGGCGATCCATCTTCTCGGTGATGATCACCCACTGGAAGTCGGAGCCGGCGGGATCGAGCGCACTCGGATCGGCGTAAACGTGGAACGGATTACGCATCGGCGCAATGCGCAGCTCCTGATCGAAGCTGCCCGCATCGGCCCACTCCGAATACACCCGCCAGTAGCCCCAGCCCATGCGCACGGCGCTCTCGCCAGCCGTGTCATACGCGATGGAGGCATTCGAGCGCGCCTCGACATGGCGAATGACGCCCGCAACCACATCCGCGACATCCTTGGTCGCACCCTCGCCCACCGCATGGACCTTGATGCGCGGGCGCTGCAGTCGCATGTTGTTCACGACGCGCTTGATGAACGTATTCGTGTGGTTGATCGTCAAGCTTGGGCGGTGATCGATGCGCCGGCGGTCGTACAGATCCTGCGGCCACTGCTTGCCGTTGCCGAACTCGAGCGATTCGATGGCGAGCGCGCGGTTCTCGCCCTCGGCCTCCATCGCGATCTTCAAACGTGCCTTGCACTCGCCCACGATCTCAGCATCGGTGATCGCGGGATCATCGAGCGATCTCAGGGCGGGTGTGACTGGCATGGATTAGGGCTTCACGTTCCCGAGGCCTTCGAGGCGCGGATCGCCATACAGCGACAGCACCACGGAGAGGCGCACGCACGGACCCGGATTGCCAATCGTGGGAGCCACGAACATCTGCTGCGCACCACCGCTCATCAGGCTCGCACCATCTGCCGTGAACTGCACCTGATCAGCCGTGATCAGCGTGTTGTCAGCGGAGGGGTATGGAAGCGGAGCGGCCATCAAGCAATCCTTATGATCGACCAAAGCACGTTGTTGGCACTTCCCGTCGTCTGGGTGACCTGTACGTCCAACCCTAAGAGACTGATCACGAACCGCGTTGCGGTCTTGAGCGGCGTGAGGGCGGCATTCGCACCCCCTGTCGTCACTATGGAGACCGCGTTGTCCGTGGTCGGATCGCCGGGGACGGTGCCCGCACTGAACAGATACGTAAATCCTGCAACCACCGGCAGCGTCACAGCGGTGATGGTGCTGGCATTGGGCACAAGCCCGAATATGCCGCGCGCAGTCGAGAACAGCCCGGCGCTGATCTCCTGATCGTTGCCGATGTTCCCGAGATGCCCGGTGGTCGTCCCGAGCTGCACGTTCCCCTGCGCGTCATAGACCAGCGAACCACCCGCGAGCACGCCGGCGTTGTTGTACTGAACCGCACCATTCGCGCCACCGGGCGGGCTTGTGACACTCACCGCCGCAATCGCGAGATTGATCTTCCTGAACGCCACCTGCAGCGGATCACCGGTCTCGTCGTTCGCCATGACGCCGGTGTTGATCAGTTCGAGAGAAGGCATATCAGCCCATCCAGCTTTGGTTACCACTACGGCGGCTCATCATCACCGGCTCGCGCACGGGCACAGCCTCGCGATCCTCGGCCTTCACCGCGCACAGCTTTGGCAGTAGCGCACTCACCGCCCAGATCATCGCGTCAGCCCGGTTGGGGCTGCGGTCTCCCACATAGCCATGCGTCGTGAACGCGCACAGTTCATCCTCGAGCTGCGTCATGCGACCCACGAGGCGTACCTTGCCGGTCTCGCACAGCGCCGCCACCGGGTCCGCGCGCACGACCTTGCCGCGCGAGGCGGTCAGGCGCTGGAACGGCGTGCCAGGACGCGCAGTCCTGATCACATGCCCCACCATCGCGCCACCGTAGTTGACTTCGGCTACCACGGAATTCGCAGCGTGACGCTCGTAAGCATCCGTTGCCACGCGACCCCAAGTCGCAGGACCCGCCTTGCAAGTGAGGTCCTCAGTGACGTAGCAGACGCCATCAAGCCCGAGGCCGGCGTAGATGATTCCGATCTCGTCATTGTCTACGTTGTCCTCATCATCAGCGCCTGATGGATCAACGGCGACCACAGAGCGGATCATGTCGGGGACGTTGCCATCCGTGACACGCCAGCGGTCGAGGATCTCGTCGGTGAACAGCGCATTGGGTGCCGCTTCACGGAACTCACCCAACAGGAATCGCTTCTGATAGCGCCCGCTCAACTGCTTCAGCGTGTCGAGATACCCGTCACCGAGGTTCTCCACATTGTCAATGGGGTTGAGCCTCATGTGCGTATACAGATGCTGATTCGCCAACTGCTCGCGCGTCTCGGGGTCCGTGCCCTCGATGAACATGCGGTAGGTCCAGTGACCTTTGTCCGGCGGGTTCTCGTCGTAGTACGCCTTCAGGGGGAGCGGCGAGCGGATGCCATCCACCACCTGATCCACCTTCTGCGCGAGTCGCGTGATCGCGACGTTGCGGCTGTTCCAGGGGATCTGCGAGCACTCGTTGAAGTAGATCGTCGCGTACTCGTTGCCGAGGATGCGCTCGGTGCGATCCTTGTCATCGAGGCCGCCCATCCAGATCTCACTGCCGTTTGGCAGGATCGCGTAGAAGTCGGATTTGTTCAGCTCGTACCGGATCTTCGGAAAGCAAACGCGCATCACCCGCGGGAACGTGTCCATCAGAATGGATGACTTCACATGCGCGAGGCGAAACCGCAGGATCACGTGCCGTGACATCGGGGCCTTAATCGCCCGCATCACTATCCAGCGGACGAGAAGGAATGTCTTGCCTGAACGCGAGCCCCCATAGAGCAGGATGTGCTGCGCAGACGATGCCAGGAGTTCGCCAGCCTCGAGCTGCTTAGGCTGCCACTTAACCTCGGTCATCCGTCGCCGTGAGGTTCACCGCGATCGGACCCTCGCCATCGGGGCCGGTGTGCGCAACTTTGTCGCCGTACTGCTTGGGCTGCAGCTTCGCGAGCATCCACTTGCGAGTATCCACCCGCAGCGCCGATCGCTGGATATGCTCGCGGTCCACAGTCATCTCGATGCTGCCATCCTTGCGCTCGCGCTCGATCCAGTCATTGCGGCCATCCTCGGCGATGTCCACCAACTCATCGGCCCAATGCTCATAGAGCGCCTTTCTGGCGCGCGCGTACATGTCCGAGAATTCGGGATGCACCACCGTCCACAGATAAGCGGTAGAGCGTGCCGGCATCGCGGGGTCGCGGCATATCTGCAGCAGTGTCTCACCCGCGGCCATGCGAGCGCAGATGGCGTGGGCCACCTCGAGGCTGTAATCGCTGGGCCTGCCCATCACGCAGTCCTACGCTCGCCCTCGGCGCGCTCATCGATGAAGCAGACATCGGCCTCGCGGCAAATGATGTGCAGCACGTTGTCAATGAGGAGCTGGGTGAACAAGTAACCACCGATCTCGCGACCGCCCAGTTCCACGACCATGCCGGGCGTCACCTCGGTGGGACGGAAATGGCTGGACTCGCGGATAGTGCGGTAGTCGCGCCCATCGCGCTTGCCACGGGTGTGGATATTGGGATTGACGCCAGGACCCACCGCGATAATCACGCCGCGGGTCGGTGCGCCGGTCCAGACCGCGACGATGTGCTCGGACTCGTAGGCATCGATGGGGCGCACGAGGATCTGGTCGCGCAGCATGCGGATGTTTTCATCCTTGCCAAGCGCGGTCGGGTGCTTGTCCACGAGGCGCTTGCCATCGGCGCGTTGCGGTTTGCTGTAGTCGGTCATTTGCGCTTGCGCTTCCTGAACTTCGAGTAGGCGACCGCGGCGCGCTGCGAGGGCTGTGGGAAATCCTTCTGGGATTCACCGGCGCCCATGAAGCGACCGAGGTAGTCGTTCATGCTCTCGTGCTTGACCGGCTCAGGCATCGGCGTCGGGCTCCGGCTCTGCATCCTCGATGAGCACCTGGTTGGGCTCTGCTGGCGGCGGCGGCGCGAGGTCGGCGACGCTCATCGCAACCTCGGCGCTGGCGAGCGTGAAGCCGCACTCGCTGCACATGAAGTCATCCGAGGTGATGCGATAGCCCATGGTCGCGCCGTGACGGGGGCAGGATGCGGCGTTCATGCGGTGCGACTCGAGGAGGGCTGGGAATCGGCAAGGTCGCCGCGAACGTCGGCGTGGCCCGAATGATCGGGCACGTTGAACTTCATGCCGCGACGCAGTTCCTGCATGTCCTTCGCGTCCTTCGCGTCCTTTATCCACTTCACGGTGCGATTGGGGTCCTGCACCTGGATCTTGTCAGCGACGGGATCGGGCAGATCGAGAGCCATGGGTCATCCTCCTAGCGGATGGTTTTCGCGTGGTTCTTCGTCTCGATGCGAAAGCGCACCTGGCCGGCGCCGGGGTCGTGTTCTTTCGCCATCACCTTCGACACGAGCGGCGCGCCCAGTTCCTTGTGGAAGGGTTCGGGGATCGGCTTGCCGCTCGAGCGGTTGGAGCGCGGGTCGAACTTGGGCATGGCGCTTACTCGCGCTCTTCCGGCGTGTGCATCACGCTGAGGTCGGGATGGTTGTGGACCTTGAAGCGGATGCCATCGCCCAAATTGCCGGCGTGGTGCTTCGAAGTGCCGATGTGCTCCTCGGCGCGAATCGTGCCGCTTCCTGCCTGTCGGTGGGTCTTGGCTTCGCCCTTCATGCTCGCCTTGTTCT